TTGAAGGTTATACTGACGAATGGGGAGCTATCGCTGGTGGCGTAAGTGTTGAAGTTGAAAAAAACATTTATACAGGAGACGGTTCTGATGTGACTTTTGATACGACAACTGCTATTGTATCTGAAAACAATGTTCAAATATATTTAGATGGAGTCTATCAAAGTAAAGACAATTACGCTACATCGGGATCAACTGTAACTTTTTCAACGGCACCTCCAAATGGCGTAAGTATAGAGTTGATACATATATTATCAGCCAATGCAACAATAATCAGAGATACCTTAACTGGAGACGGAAGCGCTACTGCTTTTAACTTAACTGCTAATGTTGCTGATGAAAATAATACTCAAGTTTACATAAATGGAGTCTATCAATCTAAAGACAACTACTCCACATCTGGAAGTACGATTACGTTTTCTACAGCTCCATCGAATTCAGATTCTATAGAGGTTGTAAACATAAAACCTATAAACACAAATCAATTAGCAGCGGGCACTGTATATGAAGAGCAGTTAAGCGTTACAAATACTCCAACGGATGGTTACGTCCTTACATATGATTCTACTACAGCAGGATTTACTTGGGAGCAAAAATTTGATGGAGATATAACAGGTATAGTAGCAGGTAACGGATTAACAGGAGACGCTACATCAGGAGATGCATCTTTAGCTGTAGGAGCGGGGACAGGAATAACTGTTAACGCAAACGATGTTCAGATATCAGATGGTGGTGTAGGGACGACTCAGATAGCAGCAGACGCTGTTACAAATGCCAAGATAGCTGATGACAGTATAGACTCGGAACACTATGTAGACGGTTCTATAGACACAGCGCATATAGCTGACGACGCAGTGACTGCTGACAAACTAGCAAACTCTATCAATTCTGAAATTGCAGCGAACACTGCAAAGGTTACAAATGCTACTCACACAGGAGATGTAACGGGCGCAACAGCTTTGACTATAGCAGACGATGCAGTTACGATAGCTAAAATAGCAGATGCCGCTATAGTAACAGAGTCAGAGGGTATAGGTTCAAACGATAATGATACAACTTTACCAACATCTGCGGCAGTGAAAGACTATGTTGATTCACAAGGAATAGGTGTTTCTGTTATATCGTCAAACACAACCGCTGTAAGCGGAAATCTTTATGTGTTAACAGCAAACCTTACATTAACATTGCCTGCATCGCCAAGTGCTGGTAATTATATAAAAGTAAGTAATAGATCGGGGGTTGCAACTTGTACAATTGCTAGAAATAGTGAAAAAATTATGGGAGCAACAGCAGACTTGACGCTAGATAAATTAAATGCTGGGTTTGAGTTAATTTACTCGGGTGCAGCACAAGGATGGATATTAATAGGAGTCGAAGGTACGGCAGCATAAGAATAAGTAAATAAAGTAATATGACAAATTTTTCAAGTTTTTTTCCTGCAGCAGGTGGTGGAGGAGGTTTTACAAAAATGAAAAAATACTCTACAAGTAGGGCATTAAATGACGCTACAGATAAAGTACCTCCTGCTACATTTTACGGAAGGCAGTTTACTAATTTAGCAATAGGGGCGACTGGGTTTACTAACTTTCAGCTTACTACTCCAAGTGGCTATCAAAGTTCAGCAAATGAAATTGTTGGGGGTACATTTGTACATAATGGACAAACACACACAATAGCTACAAATACTGCCTATGACGTAAATACAGGAGCAGGTATTAGTTTAACTTTTACGCCTGGACTTACTGCTACGATGGCAGCTTTTTCTTATGTAACTATTACAAACCCTACTTTTTTAACAGTAAACCCTGCAACCGATTTAGGTTTGTCTGATGGAGATTCAATTGGCTACTTTATGGTAGGAGCAGGAGATACTACTTCTAGTGGAACTCTTGGCGCTATGGGAGGTAAAATTATACAAGGAACTAAAATTATTTCTAATGCCTCAACTGATTTAGTGATAACTCCAGCTGTCGGTGCTAATACTGCTAGTACTATTTCGGGAGGTTTAACTATAACGACTGCCGATGGAAGCAATAGGTCGGGGTCTGCAAATTATAATGGTGGTTCGTATGACACAACGTTAGGATATGGTATTAACGGATATGGTCAAGGAGCATTAGGGACAAATGTCGGTGGTTTTGCAGAACAGACAAGTCCTACTCACGGATTTGGCTCTGGAACCTCTGGAAGTACTGCTTCAGATGGAGCGATATTAATATTTTACTAAAAAAGAAAAAAATGTATTATAGAATAAAAAATGGAGTAGCAGAATCTGCTCAAATAGATATAAATGGTTTTAGTGGAGTTTGGGCTGCGGAAGAAGAAGGTTTTGGTTTTGGTGATTTGTGGAATGAAGATGACGGATGGAGTCACCCTGTAAAAACAACTGAAGAACTTGAAACTGAAGCTAGGGAGTGGAGAAACAATGAACTGAAAGATACAGACTTCATAATGCCATTGAGTGACTACCCAAACAGAGATGCTTGGATAACATATAGACAAGAATTGAGAGACTGGACTGATACAGATAACTTTCCAAATACAAAACCAACAAAACCTTAAAACATGGCACTAACTAAAGTAACAAATAGCGTATTAACAGACGGAGCGGTTCACACAGCAAGTTTAGCTGCTGATTCTGTTAATGGAACAAAAATAGCAAATAATGCTGTAGATTCAGAACATATAACGAGTGGTGCTATTGATACAGCTCATATAGCAGATTCTCAAATAACAACAGCAAAGATCGCTGATGATGCCGTTACAACAGCAAAAGTTTTAGATGCTAACGTAACTACTGCTAAGATTGCTGATGCAAATATAACTACAGCAAAACTTGCCGACGATGCGGTTACAGCAGATAAACTAGCTAACTCAATTAATACAGAGATAGCAGCAAATACAGCAAAGGTTACTAATGCAACCCATACAGGAGATGTTACAGGTTCGGCAGCTTTAACTATTGCAGCAGATGCAGTTACTACGGCAAAGGTTTTGAATGATAATATAACTCACGATAAATTAGAGGCTAGATATACAGCGGGTGCAACTATTTCTACACTTACAGGAACAGTTGCTTTTGATTGTTCAACTGCTAGTTGTTTTAAAATGAGTGGAAGTTTAACAGGTGCATTAACTATTAATTTGACAAACTATAAAAAAGGACAAGTTGTAAGCATTTATAATTTATATGGGCAATCTTTAACTCTAGCTGCTCAAGGTAGTAACTCAAATGAGTTTTGTAAAATTGGTGGTGTAGATTATGATAATACAGGATACAACATTCTGCAGCTTGAGGTAGCAGATGACAGTGCTACAGACACAAAATTTTTCTATACAGTTTCAACTTATGTTGTAGATAACACCCCTTAATTAAAATTTATGAGTTTAGGAAGAAGATTTTTAAGTTTTGGCTCAATAGAATTGCCTGTAGTAGTTACAGATTCAACTAGTAGCGTTGCAGGAACTACATTTACTGCTAATGGAACATTGAGTTCTATTGGTGGAGGAAGTGGAAATGTTAGTGTAGGATTTTACATTGGAGCAAATGCAAGTTATTTATCTAACACAAAATATACAGTTTCAACAAATGCTTCGACAGGTGCTTACACTTATAATGCAACAGGATTAACTGCAGGGACAACTTACTACATTACTGCTTTTGCTATAAACGATGGAGGAGAAAGCGTAGGTGTGACTAGGACTCAAGCAACTGCTTTTGTACCAAATTTAATTTCACAAAGCACTAGCTCTAAATTGTCATACACAAGTATATCTCAACTTTCTTTGACTAACCAATATCTTGACACAAGCACTTCTACTTATCAAAATGCTGGATATATGCGGACAGGCTATGGAGGTACATCAACGAGTCCTGCTCAATTCAATGGGACTGCACCTCACATTTTGAATGGCTGTAGAGGAAATGAATATAACACCGCTTACAATGTTAGTTATTGGACTAATTCGCCTTACACGGGATGCGGTTCTGGTAATTGTTGTATGGACATAAAACTTGCAACAAACACCACAAATAGACAAGGTGGGGGAACTTGGTCACACTACTATTTTGATCACGCTCCTCAAAACGTACAACTTTACACTTATGCTCCTAGTGGATATTCATTATCAAATAGAGTTTTAAGTGCTACAGGTGATTATACAAGTGCCACAACTAATAGCAACACATCTAGTTTGATGAGAAACACTTTAACAGGAACTGCAGGGACTAATTCTTTTTCCGCAGGACTTTTACAACACGAATTTGACTTAACATAAAATAAAAAAAATGGCAATAATTGGAACTTTTACTCATTGGGCAAACCACACAAATGAGTTCACAGCTAGAGAAATTGAAGTTACTTATCCGAGTGACTTACCCGAAGGACATCCAGACTATGATAAGAGAGGCACAACTGAGACACTAGAAGGACAAGATCCTGTAATTACAAGCGTAGAACACGAAAATGTCTATTGCAACATCAGTCAAGTGACTGTTAATAGAAGGTTGTTTTTAGATGCAGATGGAGTCACACAGAAATTTTACGAGATACAGTATGCAATTTGGGTGTTTGAAAGTGAACAAGCTTATCTAGATGGAGACAATGCTTTCTACAATTACATAGTTACTAATGAACTTTACAAAGGAGATCACAACAATATTTTTGTGGATGCTTACTCAAGGCTAAAACAAAGACAAGGTTTTGAGGAAATGGTAGATGATATATAAAATGGAAGATCTAAAGACATGCGGATTAACATTTTTACTGTTTTTGCTTACAACAGTAGGTGTTTTTTCACAAAAAAATGAATCTCATATCGCAACTTCACCTACGAAAAGAATGAAAGTTGTTTTTTATTCTAATGAAAAACCTGTAATTTCGGGTCAAGTTGTTGTTGTTGATGGAGTTTTAATTAATGACGGTTTGTTTGTGATGTACAAGGAAAATGGATTTATACGCCAAACAGTTCATTATAAAATGGGCAAGATAGTTAAGGTCACAAACTTTACCGAAGAAAATAAAATATAAATGAATTACATAAGAAAAATATCTGTAGGAGCAGACTACAAGAATGCTATGCACTATATAGTTAATCAAGGGGTTTTAGGAGGGTCATATACAATAAGCGATATAGCTCAAGAGCAAGAAGGATTTAGTGTTTGGGTTAAAAAAAACGACGAGTCTGTAAAATGGAAAGAGTTTAAGGATATTCCAGTAGTAGTTGAATACAACATAAATCTAATATGAATCCAAGATGGGATTACTTGGTGACTCCTTTAGGAAGAGAGTACAAAAACACAAAAAAAATAGCCAACCAGGAGTTCACGATAAACACATCAATAGAGGATGCGAGTTTTGTAAACCGAATGGGTATTGTAAATGCGATTCCGATTGGTGGAGAGATACCAGTTGGTAGTATAGTAGTTGTTCATCATAATGTTTTTAGAACCTATCTTGATATGAAGGGCAAAAAAAGAAAAAGTAACGAATACTTTAGGGATGGTCAATATTTAGTTCATCCTGATAAAATATATATGTACGATAACGGAGATGGATGGAAAACGACTAAAGAATATTGCTTTGTATCTCCTCTTGACTATATTCAAGATGGTGAGATATATAGATCTGACAAAAAAAAGGAAGAGCACGTGGGACTTATAAAACATAGCTCAGTATATACTGAAGGAACAAAAATTGGTTTTACTAGAAATTCTGAATATGAGTTTGTTATAGATGACGAAAAAATATATAGAATGAAAAATTCGGATATTTGTATTAAATTATGTTAATATGCCTGACGCTTTTATAAAAAATAATTTATCAATAGTTGTTTCTTTTGTGGTTGCTGTATTTGCCGCAGGAGGTATATTCGCTGAGTTTACTGCTTTGAAAGATGAAATTCATCTAGTTCATGAAAGATTAGATGAAAAGATTTTAGTCATTAGCAATATGGAAAGTCGTATATTGGAGTTGGAAAAAAAGTCTGAATACGAAAGAGGACTTTTAGAAGCTAAGAAAGAATGAAAGAAGAATATTGGGTTACAACAGGAACTTGGGAGGGCTACTACTTTACTTATACTTATTTAAATGAGTGACACTCAAGAAACAATATTAAGGGTAATATTAGCTGGAGAAAGGGCTGTTGAAGAATTAATAAAGGTTGCTCAAGAAGAAATAATTACAGGTAAACCAGATGATGATTTAGCTGCCGATAGATTAAAAAACGCAGCAGCAACGAAGAAGCTTGCTATATTTGATGCCTTTGAAATATTACAGCGTATTGAAAATGAAAGAGAAAAATTAAATGGCGAAGATCAGACTAAAGACGGCAAAGGAAAAGATAAAGGATTCCAAAGCTTCGCAGAGTCTAGGGGACGAAAGTCTTGAGCTATGCAAGGTTGTCTCTCATATTGATAGTAAAACTAGAGACAAACTAAACAAAAAGAAAGCTTGGGACTATGGATACAACAGCGAACATGATGTTATTGTCATATCTAAGTCTGGGCAAATAGGTGATGTTGTTGAGATACAAAATTTAAAAATAGCACTACCTTTGCAGCCGAAAAACATTTTCTCTAGAGACAAGACGGATGCAGAACAATACTGGGAACCTTTCGAAATCCCAAAAGAACTTAAAAAAATTAAGACCATATTCCAGTGGAACGACTACCCGTCTGCATTCAAAGAGAGTTGGGTTGATTACATTGAAGATGAGTTTGAAAGAAGAGAAAATGGTTTTTGGTTTAAAAACAACGGCAATCCTACTTATATTACTGGCTCTCATTACATGTACTTGCAGTGGACCAAGATTGATGTTGGGCTCCCTGAGTTCAGAGAGTCTAATAGAGTATTCTATATTTTCTGGGAAGCGTGTAAAGCCGACACTAGGTGTTACGGAATGTGCTATCTTAAAAACAGAAGGTCTGGTTTCTCCTTTATGTCTTCAGCAGAATCCGTTGCTCAAGCGACAATTACTTCAGACGCACGGTTTGGGATACTGTCCAAATCAGGAGCTGATGCTAAAAAAATGTTTACAGACAAGGTCGTACCGATATCCGTCAACTATCCCTTCTTCTTTAAACCAATACAAGACGGAATGGACAAACCCAAGACAGAGCTCGCCTACAGGGTCCCAGCATCAAAGCTTACTAGAAAATCGATTCAAGAAACAGAACAACAAGAAGAACTCGCAGGTCTTGACACAACAATTGATTGGAAAAATACAGGCGACAATTCCTATGACGGTGAGAAACTCCGACTGCTTGTTCATGATGAGTCTGGAAAATGGGAACGTCCAGATAACATCCTCAACAGTTGGCGTGTCACTAAAACTTGTCTCAGACTAGGGAGAAGAGTGATCGGTAAGTGTATGATGGGATCCACCTCTAATTCACTTGACAAAGGTGGAAGTAATTTTAAGAGATTATATATGGACTCTGATGTGACTCAGAGAAATGCTAATGGTCAAACTAAAAGTGGCATGTATAGTTTATTTATACCAATGGAATGGAACTTCGAGGGTTTTTTAAATCATCACGGTCACCCAGTTTTTAGAAAGCCAAATAAGCCTATTTTAGACGCTTATGGAGACACAATAGATGGAGGGGTAATAGACTACTGGGAAAATGAAGTAGAGAGCCTAAGAAGTGATTCTGATGCTCTTAATGAGTTTTATAGGCAGTTTCCTAGAACAGAAGGTCACGCTTTTAGGGATGAGGCAAAAAATAGTCTATTTAATCTAACAAAAATATATGAGCAAATAGATTTTAATGACGGGCTTCAAAGGCAAAGAGTTGTTCAAAGAGGAGGTTTTCATTGGAAAAACGGGATAAAAGATTCAGAGGTTGTGTGGACACCAGAAAAAAACGGAAGGTTTTATGTTTCTTGGATACCTCCTTTTGAGTTAAGAAACAGGGTTATAAATAAAAATGGATTTAAATATCCTGGTAATGAGCATATAGGGGCTTTTGGTTGTGACTCATATGATATATCTGGAACTGTTGGAGGTGGAGGTTCTAATGGAGCTCTTCATGGATACTGTAGACCAAACCTAGATGGACCTTCAAATACTTTCTTTTTAGAATATATATATAGACCTCAAACTGCTGAGTTATTTTACGAAGACGTATTGATGGCTATGGTTTTTTACGGCATGCCAATATTAGCAGAGAACAACAAACCAAGACTTCTTTATCATATAAAAAACAGAGGGTATAGAAAGTGGAGTATAAACAGACCAGATAAGAATAAAAATGATCTATCAAAGGCAGAAAAAGAACTTGGAGGAATACCCTCTTCGCCTTCGGTTATATCTATACACGCTGAAGCAATTGAAACCTATATAGAGGAGCGAGTTGGCTTCAACGATGAAGGCACTGGAAACATGTATTTTTCAAGAACTTTACTAGATTGGGCAAACTATGATATAAATAAAAGAACGAAGTTTGATGCAACGGTTAGCTCTGGTTTAGCGATCATGGCAACTCAAAAGTATGTAGTTAAGCCTCAGAAAAATAATACGGAAATAAATGTTAACTTTGCAAGATATAATAATAGCGGATCAGTTAGCACTATTATAAAGTAAACGCATGCAGAATTCTTCTACGAATTACATTATAGGATTTCCAAACCAATTAGCGTCCGATGCCGAGAAAGCGTCAGAAGAATATGGGCTAATGGTTGGAAGAGCCATCGAATCTGAATGGTTCAGAAAAGAAGGTGGACAATCAAGGTTTTATAACAACAGAGACACTTACCATAAACTGCGAACTTACGCAATGGGGGAGCAGTCAGTTAGAAAATATAAAAACGAACTAGCTGTTAATGGAGATATATCTTATCTAAATTTAGATTGGACTCCAGTTCCAATAATACCAAAGTTTGTAGATATTGTTGTTAATGGGATTTCAAATCGTTTGTTTGATGTAAAGGCTGATTCGGTTGACCCTGTATCCTCTAACAAGAAAGCAATGTACAAAAATCGCATTCAAACAGAAATGCGAAACAAAGAGGATTTTGAGGAAATTGGAGCTATGCTAGGAAAAAGCATGTTTAGCTCTAATCCAGACACGCTACCAGAAACAGACGACGAGCTTGAGCTTCATATGCAGATAGATTACAAGGATGACATAGAGATTGCCGAAGAAAAAGCAATTGAGACAACCTTAAAATATAACAACTACGAATTGACTAAAAAAAGAATTGATGAGGATGCAACGGTGCTAGGTATATCTGCTGTAAAACATTCCTTTAATACTCATGAAGGCATTCGTGTTGAATACGTTGATCCTTCTGACCTAGTATACAGCCCTACTGAAGATCCTTATTTCGAGGACTGTTATTACTTTGGAGAAGTGAAAAATGTAAACATAACTGAAATAAAAAAAATAAATCCTAATTTAACGCAATCTGAGATAGATGAAATAGCTAAATCATCTTCTAAGTTCGATGCCTATCAAGGCATGCGTGGAGGTTATAAGACTGACACATTTGACTACAATACAGCAACATTGTTGTATTTCTGTTATAAGACTGACAAGAATATCGTATACAAGAAAAAGAAAAACGCCTATGGAGGCGAAAAAGTACTTAAAAAGGACGATCAATTCAACCCACCAAAAACAGAACAAGCACGTTTTGAAAAATTATCTAAAAGAATTGACGTATGGTACGAAGGTGTACTTGTATTAGGAACAAACAAGATATTGAAGTGGGAGGTGATGAAAAACATGGTGAGACCAAAGAGCTCGATAGAGAAGGTGTACGCCCCGTTTATTGTCAGTGCACCAAAAATGTACAGGGGTCAGATTGATTCTCTTGTCAAAAGAATGATTCCATTCGCTGATCAGATACAGCTATTGCATTTAAAACTGCAACAAGTTGCATCTAAGATGATACCAGATGGGGTTTTTATTGACATCGATGGTCTATCATCTGTGAATTTAGGTAATGGAAATACCTATTCTCCCCAAGAGGCTCTGAACCTTTATTTTCAAACAGGATCAGTAATTGGAAGAAGCTACACAGAAGAAGGGGAGTTTAATAATGGAAAAGTCCCTATTCAAGAGCTAACTTCTTCGGGAGCAAACTCAAAAATATCTTCTTTAATAAACATGTACAATTACAACCTAAACCTATTAAGGGGCGTAACTGGACTTAACGAAGCAAGAGATGGCTCAACGCCTGATCCAAACGCACTAGTTGGCGTTCAAAAATTAGCAGCCTTAAATTCAAACACTGCGACAAGACATATATTAAAGTCAGGTATTTTTACAACACAACGAATTGCTGAGTGCGTGGGATACAGAATTTCAGATATACTTGAATATTCTACCATGAAAGAAGATTTCGTAAAAAGTATTGGAAGACACAGCGTCGATATACTAAATGAAATAAAGGAGCTTCATTTACATGATTTTGGAATATACATAGAGCTTCATCCTGATGAGGAAGAAAGACAAATGTTAGAGCAAAACATACAAACCTCCTTGTCTGCTGGTAAAATAGACATTGATGATGCTATTGATATAAGAAGCGTAAAGAACGTAAAAATAGCATCTCAGTTATTGAAGGTTAGAAAAAGACGAAAAGAAAAGCTTGACAACAAACGTCAGCAAGAAAACATTGCGCTTCAAGCAGAAGCTAATCAGCAAGCT